CCCTTGGCCACCTGCTTGATGGCTTCCCAAGCACCGCGCCAGTCACCCGTAAACAGCGCCACAAAGAACTTGATGATGCCCGTGATGACCTGCACGGCGCCGGTGATGATGTCCACTACTGCACCGATGTAAAACATCACGGTGTCAGCGATAAAACCGAAGACGAAGCGGAAAATGGTGCTCAGCCAATCCATCACGGGCTGGATGACCGGCTGAATCTCGACCCATCGCTGCTTGATGTAGTCGATGAGGCCACCAACCAGCGGCACAATAGTGTTGTACGCCTCTCCGAATTTCGCTTGGATTTGGTTCCACAGCGACAGGGCCACGTCACGGATGCCACCGAAGTTGCTCTGCCAGGCGGCATAAAGGAGGGCGGCACCAGCCACAAGACCGCCTAAAAGCGGCAGGAGAGGGGCAACGGTCGCGGAAAGCCCGGACATGGCCGCAGAGGCCACCGTAAAGCCCGCTGCGATGTTCGGCAAGAAGCCAATCAGCATCAGGAGCGGGCCGCCCAGGAGGAGCAGGGACGCCAGCAGTACACCGGCCACCGCCACGAATTGCTTAGCGGGAGCGGGCAGGCTGTTGAAAACGTTGACCAGTTGGGCCGCCCGCTCAGCAAGCACTTGGAGCGCGGGCGTGAGTTGCTCGCCGATTCCGATGGCGGCGGACTCCATCGCGCCCATAAACTCCTCCCACGCGCCCTTGAGGTTGTCGGTCATTATCTCGGCCATCTGCTGGGCGGCGCCGTTGGAATTCTGGAACGCCTTGGTCAAGCGCTCCAGTTCCTCCGGCCCCGTCTGAATGAGGGCCATCATCCCGGACATGGCCTCAGCCCCGAAGATGGCCGACGCGGCCGCGATCTGTTGCTCTTGCGACAGACCACGGAATGCGCGGTTCAATTGCCCGATGATTTGCGACAGGGGCAGCATCCGCCCCTGGCTGTCCGTAACCTGGATGTTCAAGCGTTCCAGCCACTTGGCCGCCTCTTTAGGCGGGTTGGCCAGGCGAATCAGGGCCATGCGCAGCGTCGTACCGGCTTGCTCAGCCTTGATCCCGTTGTTCCCGAGGATGGCAGCAGCGGCGGCCATCATTTCCAGGCTTTGACCAGCGGCTCTAGCGTTGGGGGCAATGTACTTGAAGGTGTACCCCAAGTCGCGGATGGAGATGTTCGAGGCGTTCGCAGCAGCGGCCAGGACGTCTGCGATGTGGCTCATATCCTTGGCCTGTAGACCGAAGCCGCTCATCGCCGACACCATGATGTCAGCGACGGAAGCAAAGTCTTCACCGCTGGCAGCGGCGGCGTCCAACAACCCGGGCATGGCGGCAAGGATCTGGTTCGTGTCGAAACCTGCGGCTGCCAGAACGCTCATGCCTTGCGCGGCTTCGGAAGCCGAGAACACCGTCTGCGCGCCAAGCTCGATGGCGGCCTCTTTGAGGCGCTGGAAGTCCGACTCGGTCGCGCCGGAGAGGGCACGCACGCGGCTCATCTCGGCCTCGAAGTCTGCCGTCGTGGCCACGGCTGCGCCCAGGGCACCTGCGATACCGAGACCAACACCGGTCATCGCAGCGCCAACACCTGCAATGGTCTCCGACACGTTTTTCATGCGGTCGGACACCATTTCCATCTCTTGCTCCATCATGTTGCGCATGAAGCCGGCAGCCGTCCCCAGCTCGGCTTTGGCACGGGCAATGTCGGCCTTCAGTTTGTCCAGGCTCAGCCGAAACTCGGCGTACACGCTACCCAGGTTTTCCGCCATCGCTCATTACCCCCCTACAGCAAGAGCCGCGCGTCCACCATCGGTTTTTTGCCTTGCTCCAGGTAGGAGAGATAGACTGCCGCCGCCACGTCCAGGCAATAGGCCGCATAGCCGGACAGGCCAGGCAAAAAAGACGACGGCCGCTGCCCGAAGGCTTTGGCCGTCATCACCAGCTCAATCATCGCCTCGCTGTTCTCCACGAAAGGACTCTAGTTGTTGCACCTCTTTCGTCACGTACCGGAAAATGGCCAGCTTTTGCATGAGCGTCAACGGCAAAATCGCCTGAATGTCCTCGTACCTAGGTTCCACCAACGCCTCCTTGGCGATGGCGTCCAGGGCCGGAATCAGCTTCTCCATCTCCAGGTCAATCTCGTCGTTCTTGAGTTGCTTCGGGACTTTACCCTCGAAGACCTCCTGCGCCTTCACCTTGAGGCTGTTGGGAATGATCCCAGCCCGGAGAGCAATTGGTGTGATGTCGATTTTGCGCGCACGCACCTTGATGGTCCCCCGGCCGTCCCAGTCGGGAATCTCAATCACTTCACCGCGTGCGCGCTCGCGGATTTCCTCAAGGGTAATCACGCCGTCACTCATGGTTTATCCTCCTCCCGGTTTTTGTGTCCCCATCATTCGAGTTCAGGTGGCAATTGGTCCACGAATTCCTTGCGCACGTAGGACTCACCCGTGGCCGGGTTTTCCCGCGCACGGATTTCAAACTCCGGCGTGCCCCATTCCTGGTCCTGGTGCTCAATGGACGGGGCATAGCCGATGCAGTAGGGGAACGTGTACTTGAGGAACCCGTCCACGCCGCCGGACTTGTTGTAGTTGGCGATGTAGACCTCCAGTTGGAACGGCGTCCGCTGGCCTTGCTCCTCAATGGTCGGGGCCGCCCAGCCGATGACCCGCTCGTCGGTCCCATCGGTCGTGGTGATGAGTTGCCCGCCGCCGATGATTTGAGCCACCTGGGCGTCGAAACGGGCGTCCGTAAAGGTGAGGTTTGCACCCACCACCACGTTGTGCTCCTCGAAGCGGGCCAGCACACGGTCGCCGCCGCGCAGCTCACCCGATTCGCCTTCCACCGTCTCCAGCTCCACAGAAACGCTTTGCGCCGTCTTGACCGCGTGTTTGGTCGGGTTGGTCGGCATGGAACCGTCCGGGTTCAGGGGCGTCAAAATCAGCCCCCGGCAACCTTTGAGGTAACCCGTCTTAGCTTGCGGAAGCGTCGCCATGGTCCATTACCCCCTTTCAAAGAGTGCAGCCGCCCGAAAGCGAATTAGGCGACCAATCAGTTGTCGGTCTTCCTCCACGAAGTCATTCATCCCCGGCACCCAGTAGAGGTCGTATTCCTCCCCCGTCTCCAGGTCCTTCACCGTCTTGCCGTGCAGGGCCTCGATGACGTTTTTGGCCAGGGTGTCCAGGGTCAGAAACGACCCGGACATGGCCTCATAGAGCCGCACCTCGATGAGGTGTTCGCCCGCGAAGGAGATGCGCATGCTCGCACCGCCATCCATTAGCTTGACCGTGGCGTAGGGGCGCGGGGTGTTTGCTGGGGCGAGAAATGCCTGGTAGACGCGGCCACCCAGGGCAGGGACTTGCTGTCTCAGATGTTGAATCACCGCGCGCCGCAGCATGGCTCATTGCCCCCACAGCTCGCGGAAGTCCCGGAGAAGTTTGGCTTTGTTCGCCTGCTGGGTGGGCTTGACGATGGCGTACCGGCCATCATGCGCCAGCTCCAGGTACACCCCGTAGTCCACCGTATGGCCGATACGAATCACCACATCGTTGCCGTCCCATTCGGTGGTGCCATACAGCCCGGCACGGGCATTCCCCGTCCGGTCGGTCCACGGGGCTTTCTCCTTCATCTCGCGCTCCAGTTTCCCGGCCCAATTCTGCGCCAAGGCAAACGTGGCGGCTTTCATGCGACTGTTCCAGTTCCTCAGGTTGTGCACCACGCGATCAAGTCCTTTCACGGTCAAGACACCTCCTCAAGGTCGGCCTGTACGGAGAACACCTCCCCGCCCAGCCTCCGCTCGATGACCCGCGCGACGCGGAAGGTTTGCTCGCGCACGGTGAACGTGTCGCCCACCTTCACGTCGGCGTCATGCGGAGCCAGGAGCAGCCAGTCGAAGGTCCGCAGTTGCCCCGCCTCCGTCACATTGAGGCGCGGCTGGGTACGGGACGGCACCACCCGTCCCACGAACGGAGGAAGGTCGGTTTCCTCCTTGATGTGCCCACCCGCGCCGTCGTCCACCACCTCAACCCGATGGATGACGATGTCCACCGGGTTCTCGGCAATGGCGCGGGCGTGGGCTTCCCGCAAGGCTTTCAGGGTGTTCATTTCGCGTCGCCTCCCGTCCCAAGCACGTCAGGCGGACAGAACGCGAACACGCGGGACGTGCGCTTGGGCACCTTGGCGCGGAAACGTTCAGCCATCGCCAGGCAATGGTCGCGGTAATCTTTGAGTGATACGAACCGGTACGCCTCATCACCGGCCCGCGACTCCTCCAGGCCGCCGCGCTCGCTCATGGCACGGGCCGCCTTGCGCTCCCACGCCTCCGCTGCGGCCTCTTCGATGTACTGCGTAGCCTCCAGGATTTCGTCCAGCTCCGCGTCGGTAAACCGCGTGTCCGCATCCGTTCCGCCTTGCGGAATCACCTCGTCGATAAGGCGGCGGAGGCGGTCGCGAAGCTCAGCCGTTGGCGTCACGCCTCATCACCCCTTCTTGCGGGGCTTGGCTTCGGCCTTAGGCTGCTCTTTGGCTTGCTCTTTGGCTTCCTTCTTCGTGTCGGCTTTTGGCGCGAAGTACGGGCATTCCCGCTCCATGTCGCGGGTTTCTGCCGTCCAGCGCTGCCAGGGCAGTTTCGAATGACAAGGTTGTGCCGGAAGCAGACCGGGGTCTGCCTCCGGCACCCATGGGTAGTGCGCACAATCGACACAC